CTAGACCCCCAAGATCCGGGTTCTCATCCACCCGTAGATGAAGGCTTCCTGGCTGGGGTTATCCTCAGCCAGGCCCAGGTAATGCCCGGCCTGGAAGGCCCTCACCGCCTCCAGCAGGACTGCCCGCCCTTCTGCGCCGCGCCGCTGGATGAAAGAGCCGAGCGCAGCCCGGGTCATGGCGCCGCACTGGCCGTCGACAGTGATGTCGGAATAGAGGGTGCCCTGCCCGTTCATGACGTTCAGCGCCCGCTGGAGCCACTGGCCGGCACGGCTGGTGCCGCAGTTGATCCCGGCATCGAACAGCCGCTCGCCCAGGCCATGGTCTAATTCGTCAATGCGATCGAAGCCCGGCTGCCGCCAGTAGTAGAGGCGGTAGATCTCCACCGCCTGGTCGCGGGTCATGTCCCGCATGGGGCCGGTGTATCCAACGGCACGGGCGCGGGCGATGGTCACGCCGAACATCGTCTCCCCGCCACGGTCGGCCGGGTTGTTCGAATAGCCGCCTTCGCGGCCGAGCACGCCTTCCATCAGGCTCGTAAAGCGGTCGGTGGTCGCCACAAGCGCCTCCTACAGGTTTGAAGAATTGGCTGGCGGGGGAGGAGCCTCCCCCACCGCATAGACCGGCACGCCTTGTGCGGAGCGATAGACTCCAGGCACGGGCACCGGAGAGGCGGGCGCTGGCGCGGTGCCAGCGGCGTCAGCCTCCCGCGCCAGACCCAGGAAGGTGAGCAGGCGAGCAAGGAGGCTCATTGCCGCGGCTTCCCGGCCAGGTCGGCCATGCGTTCGGCGGCAGATCGCGCCACAGATGCCCCGGTCGTGATCGCGGCGTTGGCATCCACAGCCGCCACAGCTTGAACCGTCCGGGCGCTCTCCTGCACCGCACCGGCAGAGGCCGTGATGGCCTTGGTGGTGGCGATGTTCTGGATATAGCTGCCGCCGGCGATGATGCCGATTACGCCGCCAGAGGTGGCGATCAGCGTGTTGGCCATTTCCTCGCTGCCCACCGGCAGCCACCCCACGGCCGTGGCGAGCTGCACACAGGCCATGACGAAAGCCGTGATCGCGCGCCAATTGAGCGCGATTGTCTGAGCGATGTTCATCGCTTGCTCCAGATTGTCAGGGTTGCCGGGATGCCGCCCGGCGTCGGATCAGATGGCGCGATCAGGCACGCGCCAGTCAACGGCGCCGTCTGGATCGCTGTTCGGGCGCGGCCCTATGGATGAGCCCAGCCGGTTCTCCAACCGCTCCTGCCGCCGCAGGATTTCTTCCAAACGGGGCAGCACGCCCGCCAGCGTGTTGGCCAGTTGCGTGGCCCGCTCCATCTGGGCTTGGTCCGCGCGCTCCATATTCGTGACGCGATCCCGCAGGCCCTCGAGCTGCTGGTCTCGAACGGTGGCCGTGGTGGCAATGCGGGTTTCGAGAACCTGAATGCGTTGGCCGTGGGAGGCGAGCGCAGACGAGATATCCACGGCCTTGGTTTCCAGGGCCGCCGTGCGTGTCATCAGCGGGCCAAGCGCCATGTTGCCGACGAAGGCAACAATCGTGAGGATACCCACGCCCATGGCCACAGCAGGCCCTCCGACGCGGAGCCAGCCAGGGGTGTCCGCCGTCTTGTGCGCCGACAGAATGGCCGCAACGTCCTTCGCCAGATACTCCGCCGACATGCGTACTTGCTGGTTGCCCTTCACATCGTGGGCCGCCTGCTGCGCGCGTGCCGCCTCGACGCGCGCTTCCACTTCGGCAGCGGTGAAGAGCTTTTCTCCACCGCTGCTGCCGCCGTTTTGTCCGCTGCCACGCGTGGGCATCCTGTCCTCCTCAGTTACGGCAGGATCGTGTGCGAGTAGACGGCCGCTTGCAGCGTCTCAATCTGCACATCGGTCAGAGCGTCGAAGCTGAAGAACGCCACCTCCGACACCAGCAGTTCCGGCCCCGCCACCGTGCCCGCGTCGTCGAAGAACCCGATGCGCAGCGTGCCGGAAGAGGGCAGCGCCATACCGGGGGCGAACCCGCCCTCGGTGCCCATGATGACATCATCATTGACCTTGTGGCGCATCGCGCGGGCGCTCAACGTCGCATCCACCACCACGGCCACCGCCGCTGCGACGCCGGCCCCGCCCGTGAAGAGGTTGACGTTCTCGCTGTTCGTCTCGGTCTGGTACTCGCCGCCGTCGTTCTGGTCGATTAGGGCGATAGAGGCCGGGTTGTCGTAGTCGTTCGCCTGGCCCGTGCCGGTGAATGCCAGCACGCGGTGGAACTGCGCGTTGGCCCCGACCTGCTGGAAGGCGATGACAGCGCCGATTTTCTTGCCGCCAGCAGGCATACCGGACAGCAAAGCCTTGAGGCCCTGGGTGCCGCCCAGAATGCGGATGCAGGGGACATCCTGCGGGCCGCCGGTCATGTAGTAGAACGAGCCATCGTCCTTGGTGAAGCGCGGTCGGAAGCCCGCGCTGGGCGCGGCAAACGGCGTGCCCGGCGCGTCCTGGTTGTGCCAGGTCGCATAAGTGCCGCGCGCATTGGCCGCCCGGCTGGAGAGCCAGGAGGTGACGGCCGCCCGGTCAATAACGCCCGAGCTGTTGAGGCCGAAGGCTTGCGACACGATCGGCGCAACCGTCGTCTCCAGGGTCACGATAGACGAGGCATAGTCGGTCTTCGTCCGGCGCATGGCCAGCCGCGCGTGGTACGTGACCGGCAGCGCGGGATAGCCCGGGCCAGCGCCGCCGCCCGCCGCAACCGCAGTGAAGGCAAATGTCACTTCTTGCGTCGTGGCGGCGCCAGCGCTGTTCGTGGCCGTCACATTGGCCTTGAAGGTCCGGTCAACCGAAGTGTCGGAAATGGTCTGCTTAAGCAGCACATCGCCGTCCAACTCGATGGCGAACCGGGGGTCGGAGATGGTCACAGAGACCGGAGTCCCGCCGGTCATGACAACCCGCCCGAGCACGGTATTCAGGGGCGCATTGGCCGGGTTGGTGATGGTCTGGCCGGCCGGGATCACGACGGCGGCCACCGGCTCACCCGGCTCCTCGGGCTCCTCGGGCTCCTCGCCGCCCACCTGACCGGTGATCGTCAGGGGCCGCATGTTGTCGGTGGGGTCGGCACGGTAGCTGGAGGGGTCTGTGAACCGCGCGCCCTCCGAGACGTAAGTATCGATCATGGCCCTGGCCTGATCGTCGCCGCGCAGCATGGCGTAATAGGCCAGCGTGCGCAGGCCCAACTGGTTGTAGTTGCCGCCGCCGTCAAAGCCGTTCACCGGCGCAGCGTCGCTATCGGTGTGCGATGCCGCATCCATCTGCGCCCAGGTCGTCACGGTGGGCGGAGTGGCCAGGATGTCATGGCTGTTGCCGATGGCCGCCAGGAACCAGCACGCCTTCTTGTGGCTCATGCCGTTGGCGTCTTGCATGAACCGGCCGACCATGTAGTTGCGCGCCCAATCCATGAACGCGGCGGCCTTCAAGGAACCGCCCTGGAAACAGATGGCCGTGCCGGCGGCCACGTGGTCCTGCATCCAGTGCTTGAGCACCGAGGAGTCGTAAGGGTTGGTGTTGGGCAGCCAGCCCTTGCACTGGCCCTGCGCCGCTGCCCACGCCGCCGAGCGGTCCAGCAGAACCTGGAACGTGTAGTCCACCACCTCCAGGATACGCGCCTGGAAGGGCGACACGTCCGGCAGCATCATCGCTCCATAGCCGAGATCGCGCGCGTTCCACCCCGCCTCGCGGGGCTGGTTGTTCTGCATCACGCACCAATCCAAGCCGCCCTCGATGTAGGCGCGGCGGCCTGGCGGATAGGTGTAAAGCAGCGTCGCCATGACGAGCGCTTCAAAGCGGTCATAGAAGAAGCGGTCACCTGTCGCGACATAGGGCAGGTAAGGCAGCATCGGCGTGTGGCCAGTGTCGTATTCCCAGCCGTCCCAGCTATCGGGCGTGGTGATGTTCGACGGGTTGGAGCCGTCATCATTGCCCCGGTAGTCGAACCACATCCCCGGGTAGCCGCCCTTGTCGCTGAAGATATTCAGCCGGGTATTGCTGGTGATGTCCCAGGCATTGATCTTCGTGGCGCCGGCCACCTCGCCCGTTGCGATCATGGAGCGGCGGCAGGGCTCCGCCTGCGTCATGCACCATTCCGCGTGCCAGCCCGGGACGATGCCGATATCCATACGCGCCGCCACGGCGCCCATATCCTTGCGCACGCCGTTGTTGTTCAGCATGGAGCGCCAGCCGGAATAGCCAGTCATCCGCGCTGCGACATCCGCCGCCATGGTGCCTTTGACGCCGAGCCCGTAGTTGTAGATCGGGAAGACGCCCATCTGCGTGTAGAGCGGCGCGTCCACCTGCACGTTATGCACCGGCGGATCATTGAGCGCATTCGTGGCCGCCGACAGCGCGGAAGCCACCAGCTTGCGCCCGACCTGCGCGATGCCGATGCGCTGCGTCGGCAGGTTCAGGACGTTGGTTCCGCCCTGCGCAATGGTGATGCCGAGTTGCCAGGAGCACCAGCCGCCCGCGTTGGCCCACCGCTGCTTATCGGCCGCCGGCTGGTAGTCCACCTCATGCGAACCGTCCGCATAGACGCGGATATCGACGATGAGGCGCAGCGCCTCCGGCATGTCGAGGATGTAACGCCGCTCGGTGCAGATCGGCCCCTGCATCCAATACGAGCCGGCCGTGGCATTGGCGACGATGGTCGAGACGCCGATGTCATAGGTGCCGGACATGGCCACCAGCGTGTTGCTGTTGGCGGCATAGTGGCCCTTGACCTGGATGGAGCCGGTAAAGGGGCTGCTGGAGAGGCCGGCGTGCGTCACCACCGCACCACTGGGCGCGACGCTGGCCTTGCGCAGCATGGCCCGGATCGTCTGCCCGGCCGTCAGTGCCGGATGCATACAGGCTAGGCGGACATGCTTCGCGGAGCCATCGGGCCACTTCCGCAGCACCGCCATCTGCGCCGGCACCACCGTGCCGTTGTCCTCGCGGACATACTCGACGTATTCGGTGGGCAGCAGGAGCCCGCGCTCCAGGGTCAGCGCGAAGCAGCCATAGCGCGCCGCCAGCGCGGAGGAACCCGCATTGAAGGCAAAGCCCTGGAGTTCGCCCGCCGCGCTGCGAACCTGCATCTGCGGCACATAGGTAACGCCGGCCTCGCTGCCCACAGTGGGCTTGGCAAGGGCGGTATACTCGAAGGCCCCAGCCGGCGGCACATAGGCCTGCTGCGCGGTGGCCGTGAAGGTGGTTTCCTCGTAGATCGCCGGGTTGCTGGTCAGCGCGTCGCGCACAGTCAGCGTGAGGGACTGGCCTTCGGTGGCGCTGGTCAGGCCGCGCAACACCTGCGCCTTCCCGTTGTCTGTGGTCAGCGTGCCGGAGGCGGTGCGCGTGATGCCAGCTGCCGGGGTCGCGGGCAGGATGTCTGCCAGCTTGAGGCTTGCCGCCGCATCCAGCGGGAAGGTGCCGGAGGCCGGGTTGAAGGTCGGCTTTGTGATCGTGGGCGTGCCGCCGCCCGCCGCTGCGATGGTGACCCCAGCGGATGCCGTCTGCGGGCTGTTGGTCGCATTCGGGTGCGTGTCGCGCACGCTCAGGTTCAACGTGCCGGCCGTGACGGTGCCGCTGCTGCTGCGGATGATGCGGCGCCCCGTCGCGTCGTTGGGGTCCATGATGGCACCAGGTCCGCCGAGGATCAGCGCGCGTGTGGCGCCAGAGGGCGTGGCCACGTTGACCGTGCCCAGCAGCGTGCCGGCCGGCGCATCCGCCGCAACGCCGGTGGCCGGGGTGATGGTCAGTGCCGGCAGGGTGACCCCAGGCGTGCCACCGTCCTGGATAAGGCCCAGTTCTACCAGGTACTCCCGCACGATCTGGCGGATCTGCTCCTTGCCCGCCGTGATGATAGCAGCAGGGTCAACCGGCCCCGAGCCGCCCGCGTTGTTGGCCGCTTGCTCCGCCCGATCCGCCGCCGCCTCGGCACGATTTGCGTTCTGGCCTACCGAGTCCAGCTTCGCTGCGGTCTCGGGAATGGCCGCGCGGAAAACAGCGTCATTCAGTACAACGCGGGTGCTACCGCTCATGTGATGGCTCCGTGCATAGGGGATCGCGCCCGGCATTGCTGCCGCACGATGGGAAGGCTCAGCGGTGCTGAGAGGCTGTTAGGCCGGCTTGACGATCAGGGAGCCGTCCGCGGTCATGTACACAAAACGGCCATCGGCCGTGGTCATGTACTCGACAGCAGACGGGGGACTTCCCGCAGGCAGGGCCGTGACATCGAAGGATGTGACCGCCACGGCATGCGAGGGAAGAGAACAGCGCGCTACCACAGTCCAGGTCCCGGCAACTTCCAGCGCCAAGGCGATGGCGAAGACACCCAGGCCGAGGTTTGCGATGGCGTCGGATTGCACAACGATCTCATCACCGGTCGGGTCTCGCACCAGGAAGGACAACGACGACACATCGACCGGCTGCCCGGTCTCGCTGTCGCGGAATGTCGCGATCACACGCAGGCTGGTGCCGGCATAGATCCGCTTGAGAGATCCGACTTTCCGGCGGCCAACCGTGACACCAGCGGTGATCTCAACAGGGAGCGTCGCGCTCATCAGCGATCCTCCTGTGCGGCAATGTCGGCGGCGTAGATGCGCCCGCGACCGTTGAAGGCCTGCAGGGGAGTCGGGCTCGGAATGGTGGTAAATCGGCCGAAGAAACCGGTTCGGTCCGCGCGCTCGGTGCGGGGAACCACGAACACCTGGCGATGCAGTCCGGCATCCAGGCCGATCGTTTCCAGCGCGTCAGCCTCATCCTCGCTCAGCGACGCCAGCCGGAAGCGGATTCCGCGCCGGGGCATTTGCGACGTGTCCTCGGTGCTGGAAGGGGTGTAGCCATCCGGCGACGCGCTGAAGGCCGGCAATACGGCCGGCCCAACCCAGAGCCGGCTGAACTGCAGGTAGGGCTGGGCAGAGGTGATGACGACCTGGATGTATCGCAGCTGTGTCGGCTCATCCAGGACCCAACACCAAAGCCCCCTCGGCAGACGGAACAGCACTTCGCCGCGCACGACAAAATCCGCGCCCTGTCCGGTGGTCGTGATCCGCCCCATGTGATCCACCACCAGCAAGTCACCAGCCTTGCCCAGCTCGTCCCCGTCCCGTGCGATGGCCGAGATGGAGAGGTCAATCTTGGCGCCATCCTCCGGAAGGATGCCGTTGCGTGGCGCAAACAAGGCGATGGTCCTGACCCATTGCTGGGCGCCGAGATCGATCCAGAGCCTGCGCACCGGGGCCGATCCGGTACGCCACACCTCGCCCAGTATGGGGGTCAGGAGCGCCCGCACGCCCAGTCCAGCAACTTCCGAGTCTGTGGCGATGGAGACGCCGGGCGATTCCGCCAGGTTCAGCGCCGAGATCAGGGCTGGCATTGTCAGCCCTCCCCGGACAGACGGGCCTCGATCTTGGCCTGCAACGCAGAGAGCTGCGCCCGCAGATCCTCCAAGCTCGGTTCAGCCGGCGCCACAAGCGGGGCGGTGCCTACAGCCCGCAGGGCCGCGCTCAGGGCCTCCTGTTCGACGCCCTCGACATAGAGCCGGCCGTCCTCATAGCGGCGCCGCTCCGACTCAGGTGCGCCAGCCATGGTGGCGATGCGGACCAGGTCCGCTTCAGGGGGCACTTCGATCCACGCCATCAGAGCCTCACCACCGTCAGGTTCGTCGCGAGAGTGCCGCCGGCCACGAGCGCGGCCCCACTGTCCTGCCCCACCTGCATGGTCAGCGTGTCGCCAGGATTTAACCCGCCCCGCCAGGAACCTCGCAATGGCACCTGGCCGAGCCCAGCGGCGACCTTCTGATCCACTGCGAGAGCGAGCGTGTTGTTGATGACCAAGGACAAGGACCGCACGCCGACCCCGTTGCTGGCGAAGAGCACGTTGGCCTCAACTGAGTAGGCACCGCCGATCGGCAGAACGACGCCGTTGTATGAACCAGAAGGGCCAGAAGCGCCGCCCAACGAGTTGGCGCCCAATGTATCGAAGTTGAAGGTGGTCGAAGTGGCGTTGGGAATGGAGCGTGCCACGGTCGAAGCCAATTGGCAGATCAGCGCCTGCGACATCATGGCGTTCGGCAGCAAGCCGTCTTTGCCGAGGTAGGGCAGCCGTGGCGATACCGCGACGCAGGTGATCCGCTTGGTGACGCCTGCCGCCCAATTGACCGCCCCCTGTGTGCCGGCGGCGTTTCGGAAGATCAGATCCCGGCTGATCGTGGCGGGGGAGCCTGCGGTATAGACGCCCTCGAACTCTTCCCAGTTCGCGCCGTCTTCGCTCTCGCAAATCCAGGTGTAGGAGCGCCCGGAGACGGCGCCTCCGGCCGCAGGAGAAAGCCATCCTTGTGGCGAGGCCCCCACAACCAGCGCACCCGTCCCGCCGGTCGTCGTGGCCACCCTCACGCGGTCGAGCAAATAGACCTGTTCGGCCATCTAGCGGCCCTCCTGCTGTTCCAATGTCATCCCCACAGCGTCAGCGTCTTGGCATCGCCCACTTCATCCGAGGCAACCGCCACCCAGCTTCGCCCCGCCAGACGTGGGTGATCGACCGCCACCACATCGCCCAATTCGACCAGGTGACCCCATTTGCCGACCTGCACACGCCAGCGCCGCCGCCGCACGCCGTGCAGTGCCAGCAATTCGTCCGCCAGGGTCTGCGCGTCCCCTTCAGCGTCGTAGCCGGAGGGCAGCGGGTCAGGGTCTGTCGCGGATGGGTAGCCGTCATAGGTGGCGGCGCTGTAGGCCGATGCCACCCGCTCTGCCGTCCCATAGGCTGCCACCAGCGCCGGGTTGTCGGCGGCAATGGCAACCAGGTCCGTGGCGCTCTGCACCGTCGCCAACCGCCGGTAGGCGACCCGCTGACGGTAGCGCGGCACCGCCCCCCGCTCCTCGCTAGGCTCTGCGGTTAGCATCCACCGCTCCAGCGTGATGCGGGGTGCCATCAGGTCCGGCCTCGCCAACCGACCCGCGACAATGCGGCCCAGCCGATCCGATCCCCACCAACCGCCGCAGGATCGCAGCACCTCATCGAGCGCAGCGGCCACGGTGCCACCGGTCCAGATCCACCCCGCCAGCCCACCGGGCAGCGAGGCGAAGCTGGAGGCCACGATGCGGTCCTCGGGCAGCCCACCGGGGCCGCGCAGCAACGAGAGGCCGACGCCATTGTGCGAGCCATCTCCGGCCGCCTGGGCATCGGCGGTCAGCATGCCGAACGGCTTGCGCCCCGTGCGCACCAGCCCGAGTGCCAAGCAGGTTGCGTAGCTGCCCGGCGGGACGGTCGCGCCGAGCAGCGCCGCCAGATTCGGATGATCGCCGGCCAAGGTGAGGTCGGCACCCTGATCGCGCACCCCAAACACCTCCAACAACGGGCCGGCCGCCACCTGCCAGACCAGCGAGGATGACAGCAGCAGCTGCAGCTGGATCTGGCGCTTGATCCCCAGCAGGAGGGGGCGCTGTTGGCCGCGCAGGCTCGCGTCGCCCTCCAGGCCGCCGCTACCGGCGTATGTCTGGCACACCGGCACCGAGAGATCGGTGGCAGCCTCACGCAGTCCCAGCGTCAGCCGGTCGCCACTGGTCAGCGCCGCCGAGGTGATGCGCAGATCCGCGACCCGGCCGAACTCACCGAAGCGGGCCCGGATCGGCGTTCGGTGCGGCCCACGGCGCAACACCGCCGGGCGACCAGCCATGCTCCAGTCGCCGCCCAGCATGTCCAGGCCACCATCCGCATTGTCGAGGGACAGTTCCCCGCTTTGGAATGTCAGACGGGCACTGTCCTCCGGCAGCACGCGGATGGAGCGGACCAGCGTAGGCGGCTCCACCAGGCGATTGGGATAGGCCACGTTGGCCATCTGATCGTCCGATGGCTCCCCGATCCAGCCACGCAGGCTGAGCCGCAGCACCGTCCCCGCGATCTCACCCGTGGTGGCGGCACTGTCCGGCGCCGCACCCATGGCCCAGGCTCCGGGCGTTGCCGGAGACGGAGCCTGCACGCTGGACGGCACCGGCGCCGTGCCCAGCTCGATCAGCCATTCGTCCGGCAGATCCGGCAAGTCCCACACCGCGAACTCGCTGGGGTAGTAATCCGCCCCGCCTGGCGCGGTGCCGGGCGCTGTCGCGCCGGGGATCAGGAACCCGGTCATGGCGGAAGTATTCCTTCAATCGCCTTCCGCATCAGGCGAATTTCCGACTTCAGATCGTTGTTCGCGCTCAAGAGCCGGTCCCCAAGATTCTGGGCAATGCTGGCCATGGAGCTGTTGGTCAGGGTGTCCGTCGAGATGTTCGCAATGCCTTCCAACACGCCCACAACCCTCCGCTCCAGATCGGCATATCCCGGGCTGCTGGCGTAGACATCGCGGCCCGCGTTCAGCAGGTTCCCAGCCGCGCCGGTAATCTGGGTAACGGCGTCGTAGTCCCCGGACAGCGCCCGCGTGGACAGGATATCGAACTGGCTATTGGCCAGCCGCAGTTGCGCATCCGGTGACAGGCTGGATGCATCGCCGAATTGCAGGCTCTGGACGAACTGTGTGATCCCGCCCAGCGTACTCACCACACTCTGCTCAGCCTGCTCCCGGCGCTGCGCGTCGAGAGCCGTAGCTTCCTGGGCGAAGCGCCGCTCGATCGCCAGCCGCTCTTCCGTCTGCACCCGCTGCAGCAGTGTCAGATCGGTGATGCCGTCTGCCGCAGCTTGGGTCCATTCGGCCAGCGCGTGGCGGTCGTAATCCCACAACGCGCCCTCCAGAGTCTCGCCATTGCCACTGGCGGCTTGGAAACGGTCCCACAGGCTGTTCGAGTTGGCCGTCACAGCCATGTCGCGCTGCCGCGTCAGGGCCTGATACTCGGCGTCCAGGGTGCGCCAGCGGTCGGCAGTGAAGGTGCCCCGTGCCTCCGGCTGGATGTCGAGGTCACGCAACTGGTCATCCAGCGCCCGCACCTCAGCCTGCGCGGCGGTGTTGAAGTTCTGGAGCCGCAACACGATCTCGGACACGCCGGAGGCCGCAGCCTGGCGCTGCGTGTCGCTGGCAGTGATGGCGGCGAGCGTCGCACTCCGCTGGTCAATCAGCGTCTGCACCGCCGTAGCCCTCACCGCGTTGAGATCGTCCTCGGCGATCCCCAGCTCGCGCGCTTTGGTCTTCGCCTCTTCGATCGGCGCGACCAGAGCATTGATCTGCTGCACGAAGGCCGGAACCGGGGTCTGGCTCGCGGCAATCATGTTCTTGTAGTCGTTGTTGTACCAAGACAAGTTGGCCAAGGTCTTGTCGGAATCATCAACCCCCGAGCGGTTGATCACCGACCGGATATTGGGGTCGGTGGTCTGCTCGGCCGCTTGCAGCAGGATGCGCTGGACGAAGGCACGGGTGACCGCGGTCACCCCCTCTTCGTCCATCGAGCCATGCAGCTTGTCCTCGCCAAAATAGACATTCAATCCGTCCCTCGCGCCAACCGCCACCCGGTAAGCCGTCTCGACGCGGTTGTTTGGCACCGAGGTAACATCCGCAACCTTCTGGGCAACCGCCAGCAACTGGCCTCCGATAGCCAGCGCCTGGTCGCGGTTTTCCTGAGAGAAGCGATCGCCATTCAGGCCGCCGACCACGGGGTTGCTTGGGTCGTTGGTGTAGTAGGTCGCGGTGCCGGTACGGTCGGACGGCTTCTGACCCGGCAGCAGGGCGCCCAAGACGAGCAACGCTGCGGCCGCGATCCAGCCGTAGACAGGCACCGACATGCCATACATCGCCGCCGCCGACAGGCCGGCGGTGGCTGCGCCGCCGGCAGCCTGGGTGTAGCCGCCCACGCCGCCGCGCTGCACCCCGGTGTAGGCGCTGTAGAGGCCGCCAGCGATACCTGCCACGCCCATGGCATAGCCGCCATACGTGCCCCATCCAGCGCCCGCAGCGACGGGGCTGCCGCCAGCATCAATGGCATTCTGCGCCATCGAGCCGTAGCCCGCCGAGTTGGTGACCGCTCCGCCGGCATTGATGCCACTATAGGCCCCGCCCACCGGCGTATTCAGTGCGCCGTCGAGCCAGCTGAAGCCCGTGTTGATGGGCGTGCTGGCATTGATGTAGCTGGTCGGGTTGATGCCGCTCAGCTTGCTGTAGGCAGAATAGGCCTGCGCGCCCTGCTGGACGTAGCCAACGATGCCGCCACTGTCGTTGGTGATGGCGAGGTCACCGCCGCCGCCCGACATGACGGCGCCGATGCCACCCAGCGTGCCACGGGTGCCGCCGAATAGGCCGTTGAGCACGGGGTTGATGACGGACAGGCGCAGCGCTGCCTGCAGCACCTCACTCAGAGCAGCCTTGGCAACGTTCTTGAAGTCCACTGCCTTCAGGGAGCCGTTGGCGAAGGCCTCGGTAATCGCCCCGCCGATCCTGTCGAAGGCTTGCTCACCGACGCGGGCCACCTCGTCCCACGAGTTGCGCATCTGCGTGATCTGGCGGTTCGTATCCACCGTCTGCCGCGCCAGCTGTTCGGCCTTGGCGATCTCCCCCTCATCCTTGGCGCCGGATGCGGTGGCATTCTGACGCGCCCGGTAGGCGGCCAGCTCCCGTTCCCGCTCATCCGCCGTTGCGCCAACCAGCTCCCGCTCCTTCTCCAGGTAATCGAGATTGCGCTGCGCCGTGTCGTTGGAGGCGCGCAGCGCATTGTCGGCCTGCTTTTCGGTCAGCCGCTCATACTCGTCGGCCAACTCCCGCACCTTGGCCCGCTGCGCCTCATCTCCCTGGATGCCGGAGGCGCGCACCACCTCGCGGGCCTTCTCCTCGGCCGCCAGGCGCTGCACCGCCTCGCGGCCCTGTCCCCAGGCCTCGGCCAGCCGATCCTGGCCCTGGATGGAGCGCTGCGCGTCGCGGCTGGCGCCGACATAGGCTGCGCCCAACTCCTTCAGCTTCTGCGCCCGGACCTGCGAGCGCCCTTCATCGGTCGGGATCTGGCCAGCCGCGCGCATGCGATCCTCATACTCACGGATCGCTTCATTCACCGCACGCTGCGCAGGGTCGTACTCATTGGCGCTCTGCGCGGCCCGCGACAGGCCCCGCAGCACTTCCTCCTGCGGCCCCTTCAGACCGTCGAGGGTTGCGCGCCACCTTTCCTGCGCGGCCGTCAGGCGGTCCTGCACCTCGGCATTGCCCGCAGTCGCCTGCTTTGCCCTCTCGGCCAGCGCGATCGCCTCTTCCAGGCCTGCGCGCTGGACGGCCAGGGTGCCATCCTGGCCCGGCACTGGCGCGGCGCCACGCGCCATCGACAGCGCCCGATCCACCGTCTGTGCGGATTGGTCGCGCCGCGCCATCGAGGAGGCATCGGCGCCCGAAGCATCGAAGCCGTTTGGACGGTTGACCAGGACCACGGGCACCGGCTGCGAGGGGGAAGCCTGCGCCGGAGCGCCGAGCGGCGTGCCGTTGTAACCTGCGCCCGCCCGGCGGATGTACTGGGCGGTCTCATTTGGCAGCGCCGCCTGGCCAGCCAGCACCTGCTCCATGCGGCGTGGGCCGGCATTGTAGGCGCCCAGTGTCAGGTCAACATCGCCGAACTTCTGGTAGTTCTCGCGGAAGTAGTATGCCGCCGCCAGCGCCGCCGCGTTGGGGTCAGTCGGCGTGCCCTGGATACCGTATCGCTGCGCAACCTCCGCGAAGGTGCCCGGCAGGAACTGGAACGGACCTTGGGCGCCCTTGGGGCTGACAGGCCAGCTGCCATCCGCATTCGGCCGGCTCCGCTCGCCCAGCGAGTAGATGCGCGCCAGGATCTCCGCGTCCACGCCCGTCGCCGCAGAAGCGGCGGAGATCGCGTTGCGGATGGGCTCCTCGCGGACCATCTCGTTGGCCGCGCTGTACCCCGGTGGACGGCTGCCGCCCCAGGGCTCCCAGCCGGTCAGGCGACCAATGCCGGTGGTGCTCCCGAGCGAGGGATCGAACACCCCACCCTCGCTGGTCTTGCCGAGCCGCTTGGTCAGCCACTCCGCAAACTGCCGGCCCGGCTCCGCCAGGAAGTCACCGATTTCCTGGCCCAGCGACTTCAGGCGGCGCGACAGCGCATCCATGGCGCCGCCAAAGGGAGACAGCCCGGCCTCTGCGGCGCCCTTGGTCTGCTCCGAGATCCGGCCGATCACCAGGGCAAAGGCGTCCCCGCGCTGGCCACCTTCCACCATCCGCTGGGTGGTGAGGCGCAGCTGCTCGTTCATGCCGGGGAAGCCCTGGCTCCGCAGGTCATCCACCAGCGCGACAGGGTCGCGCATGGCCGCAGCGAAGCGATCCACGGCAGCGGATACATCGGTGCCCATGGTGGCCGCGAAGTCGGCGGCCTGGGCGGTCAGGGCGCCAAAGTCGAGACCGCTGCCGCGCGGCGCCGCGCGCGCGAAGGCGATCTGCGCCGATCGCGCGGTTTCGATGGACAGTCCGGGCGTGACCAGAACAGCCGCCTTGGCCGCCGCCTCCGCACGCCGACCCATGGCCTCATAGTCCGCGGTCACGCCGCGCAGCCGGGTCTGCATGGTCGCCAACGCGGCTTCCTGGCTGTTGTAGGACAGCGCCACCGTGGCGCTGGCAGCCGTGGCGGCGACCATGGCGAGGCGGAACGGCGTGAAGAACTGCGTCACCAGCTGCACCGCCCGGCTGACACCGCCAACGGCGCCGGTAGCCTGCGGGGCCTGCTGCAGCAGCGGCCGGAACACACCCTGGCCGGAGCCCACCTGCACCACGAAATCCTGCAGCTGGTAGCTGAGGTTGGTCCATTCATGCGCTTGCAGCTTGACCGCATCGCGAGCCGTGCCAGAGGCGGTGGCAACGCCACGCAGCGGCGCATTGGCTGCCGCGAAGGCAGCGGTGGCACGCTCATGGGCCAGCTGCGCCTCGCGCGACGTGATCGCGCCCATGCGCTCAGCCTGCGCGATCTCCTCCAGCACGGCCTCATACTGCTTGCTGGCGGCATAGAGCGGATTGAACTTGGCCCGGAGGCGGTCCAGCTCGGTGCCATAGGCCGCGATGTCAGCCGCACGGCGGGCATAGGCATCCGCATCGGACACGCGCACACCCAGCATCTGGTTGTAGCTGGCCTGCGCCGCTGACGCCCTCTGGCTGGCCGTCGCCAGAGCATCCATTCGCTGCGACAACAGCCCGGCCGCCTCGCTGACGCCGTCCATGTCCTTCCGGCTATCGGCATGGGCTTGGCGCAACGCTTCGACGCGAGACTTCGCAGTCTCCACCTTCGCGTTCAGCCCTTCCATGGCGCGCGCGGCGGCTTCTGCGCGCGCGCCGCCAGCCAGGAACTCCTCCGCCAGCGCCTTCTGCGCCCGCTCGGCATCGCGCTCCGCCCTGGCCAGCCGGTCAGCCGCCTGGGTGACCAGATCGTTCTGCCGCACCCAGGTGGCTGCCGTCTTGGTGGTGCGCGTCAGGCGCTCATCCACCGCCTCCACGGCGTTGCCCAGGCTGTCCAAGGAGCGCGCAGCGGCGGTCGCGCCAGCCGTGGTCTGGTCTTCGAAGCGGCTGGTAAAGACGGCTTCGGTCACCTGGCTGACGCTGGCCATGGCTATCTCCTTCCGATCACAAGGGCCGGGCTCTCCACCGGCTTGCCGGCCCGAGGGCCATCTTTCAGGGTCCACTGCCCCGGGAAGTTCATGCTGTAGACGCGCCGCGCCGCCAGGGTTGGGAAGCGCCTGCGCACTGCCTGGGCGGCATCGTCAAACAAGTCCGGCGGCACGCTGAACCGGAGCCGGCGGCTGCCCACCAGCTGCACGTCCACCTTGCGGCTGTAGGGGGCGCGGTTGAACAGGATCACCTCATCCACGTCAGTGCCGACCTGCTCGGGGTCGAAGCTGCCAGGCCGGATGATCCGCGCGCCGAGGTAGCGATTGGCGGTGCCGTCACCGCCGGAGCTGACGGCATACTGGAAGGAATCGCGGTAGGTCCCGCTCTTCACCGGTGAGCGCTCGCGCAGGAACGCCATGGCGAAGACCGCCGCCTCGCCTAGGACCTGGAATCTGTAGATGATGGCCCCGCCAGGCCGCACCCGGTCCTCGCTGGCGCCCTGCTGCCCGTCCACGAAGGTGGCGTAGGTTGGCGCGGCGCGGCCGGAGCGGATCAGATCATCGCGGCCAGCCCGCGCCGCTGCCGCCAGCGCCCGCGACTGTGCTTCTGGTGACAGGTTCTGCGCGACGAAGACCTGCACCGACCGGCGGAAGGCGCGACTGCCGCTCATTTCCCCTCCTTCTCGGCCCACCAGGTCAGATAGACATCGTCCAGGATGCGGACGCACCGCTCCACGAACAGCGCCTCGCCCTCAGACAGGCCATGGCGCTGGCACCATCGATCGATGGCGGACCACGGGATGCGGCCCGGCCGCGACTTCAGCACCATGGCGCCGAGTGGCTGGGCGATGCCGAAGACGGTGTGGCTGCGTTCATCCCGGAGCTGTTCCCAGGCCCGGAGCGGCCGCTCCAGCCAGCGCTCAAGGGCCGGCTTGTGGGGCCGACCCTCCTCCGGCTCTTCCTCGATCAGCTCGTGGTACTGTCCCCATTCGAGCTGGTACCGGAGGACTTCCCGGAGTTTCCCTCCGCGTCTTCCAGATCAACGGCGCGGCGCGACCCAGCGAGGCGCGCGGCAGCGAACATGCCATCACCCAGCGGCTTGAAGCGGGCCTCGAAGACCATCTTCTTCGCCTGCTCCCAGGTGACTTCCTGGTCGTTCTCGTCCTTCAGGTTCCGGATGCCGAAGACAGCGTGCTTCAGCAGGCATTCCAGATTGACCTTGCGCAGGGCCGCGACGGGCACACGGCCGATGTCATCGCCATAGGCACGGGCCAAGCGGCGATGCGCGACGGCCTGGGCATCGATGTAGCGATCGGTGAAGCCCACCGTCAGGAACTCGATATCATCCATGTCGCCGCCGGGTGCGATCCAGTCGCCCTCGGGCGCGATCTCAACAGCGGTCACGACAGACAGTTTGGCCATGTCTTAGATCCTTTGCGGGAAGGTGCGGGGTGCGGGGAAAACGGGGCCGGCCATGCCCCGCAGCAGCGGCCGGCCCCTACGCTTGTCGGCGTCGCGACGCCGACAAGCGATCAGGGGCCGGCGGCGGGGGTGCGGGTGATGCGGAGGGCGGCGCCGTTGGCGTCCGGATTGCCCTCCAGGTCGAAGCGCGCCATCACCGGCTGGCCGGGGCCACCGGCCGTGATGGTCGGGTTCATCATCGCGCCCGCCAGCAGTTCCCACTTGTAGGAATTGCCGCCGGCATCGAGCGTGCGCCACGAGAAGTTGCCGAACAACTCGTCCTTGTAGCGGTCATAGAGGCTGAAATCGCGGAAGTAGAACTCCGTCGAGCCGGCGGGCAGGAAGTTGCCCATGCGCATGCCCTGCGCTTCGGCAGAACCCAGGCCGAAGTCGGCTGCGGCGCCCTCATTCGTGAGGTTCAGCGTGATGCTGTTGCAGACGGCTTGGACGGCCGCGCCATCCAGCTGCACATCGCGCACCCCGCCCACAGGGTCCACGACACGGCCCGATGGGGCCGGCGTGTAGGTTCCGCCGGTGGAGAGGGAGGTGGTGGCCTTTAGTTGCGACTTCGCCAGCACGTTGAAGGAGCCGGACAGGAACTGGCCGCGCGCGATGTTCAGCGTCGCGCCGGAAATGAAGCTGCCGGGATACTGCAGGAACAGGTTCGAGCCGAGCCGCTTCTCGAAGGTGAAGCTCTTGAACATCAGCCCGTTGGTCAGCGTGGCTTCGCCGGTGTCGGCGCTCCAGTCGCCGCCGAGCAGGCCTGACAACAGATCGTCATAGGTGCCGAAGGAGAGGTTGAAATCGATCCCGCCCGAGGCGCTTTCCTCGGTGGTGCCCGCCGCCGATGCCACGCGGTTCGGGTTGATTTCGTTCGGGCGCTGCCGCGCCTTCTGCCCGCGCAGGCTTTCGCCCGTGTAGCGGAGCTGCTTCAGCTTCGTGGCGGGCGGGACGCCCCAGGCGTTTTCCTGGGCATAGGCCAGCTGGACAAGGTTGGCTTCGACGCCAGCCTGGTAGGAAGTCGTGGCCACCATCGGCCTATCCTCCAATAAAAAAGGCCGCCCGGAGGCGGCCTACTGTGCTTCAGGGGAAGGCCTGGCGGCCCCAGGGGATCAGCCGGCCGGGCCGCCAGCCTTCTCGGCAGCGGAGCCTTCCTTGGCCGCCGCCTTCTCAGCGGCGGCCACGGCCTTCGCCTCTTCCTTGGTCAGGACCAGCTCGGCCCGCTGGCCGGGCTGCAGGATGGGGGTGAAGCGCTCATCCAGCGTCTGTTCACCGACTTCCTCGCCCTTGGCGTTGAGGATCTTGAATTTGCGCTCAGCCATGCGGCCCTCCTATGGGATGCTGATGTCCTGGTAGCGGTAGAGGATGCGCAGCCCGAGGCGGTACCAGCTGCCGTCCTCGTCCGCGCCGCCGGGGTCCATCACGAACCGCTCGTAGAGAACGGGTCGGGCCGGCAGCCCCCGGAACCAGCCAGCGGCCGTCTTGCGCAGCGCCAGCCCCTCCGCGATGCCGCGCCCGGTCGGCACCGTGATGTGCAGCACCACCGCGCCGTCCTCGACCCAGACGCCGCCGCCCAACTCCAGGGGCTCGGCGCCGTCTCCCATGCCTTCCACGGCGATGAAGGGACCAAGCGGGTGCGGCGGCTCGAACACCTCATTGGGCCAGGCGATCGGCACCGGTGTCGGCAGCTGCGCCACGCCGTCGCGGATCAGCATCATGGCGTCTGCCCAGACATCCGGGCTCATGTGCCGCGCACCCAGAGGCTCCAGCCGATCAGCAAGGCGCCATCATAGATGGGCCTGGCGCCCTGCAAGGTGCCAACGCCGCCGTCTTTCTCCAGACGATCGGGCCGGCGCGGCGGAGAAGGCCAGCCGGCTTTGGCCAGCTCATCGTTGAGGATTTCCACCCGTTCATCCCCCTGTTGCACGCCGCCGGTCAGCTCGCCCGGCTGGTAGGCGCGCGGAAAGCCCAGCAGATCCACGCTCAGCGGCGCGCTGCCCTCACGGCGCAGGAGCATCATCCGGCCGCGCTGCTGGATCATGCGGCGGCGCGCTTCCAGAAGGTGCGACATGGCTATGCCACCGTGTAGCGGACGTAGCGCGCCAGCTTCTCGGCGATGTTCTGCGGCATGCCGCCGGCACCGGCGCGGTAATCGGTCCAGGATGTGGAGCCTACCCCTTCGACGGTCTCGCTGCGCAGGCGCGGATCTCGCCCGCCGCCGTGGTAGCGCGAGGCCACCAGCTGCAGGCAGGCGGCCTCGACGTTCTCCGGCAAGTCCCGCTCTGCTTCGCCCGGCAGGCGCCAGCCGCTGCGATACCGCACCGTGAGATAGCGCCAGGGCCAGGGCACGGGCTCCCCATCCACCAAGCGGCACAGGCCGCCCTCATCGTTGTAGTACCAATCCGTATCCGACAGCGCCTGGCCGGCGAAGGTGACCTGCTCCACCACGGCCGGCATCATCCGCAGTCGAATGACGCTCTCGCCGTGGTCCCGCAGGTCCATGCGCTCCTCGACCAGCTGCCGGCCGAAGACCCGCTCGCAGTAGTCGCTGATGCTGCGCGAGGCATCACCGATCCAGTCTTTGATCACCGCGTCCTGCGGCTCATCGCCGAGGCGGAGTTCCTCCCGCACCCGGCTTACCGTCGTCAGATGATAGCCAGACGGGGGCGTGAGGATGCGCAGCATGATCAGCCCCGATTGCGCGCCGGACGGGCAGGCGTGAAGGAAGGCTCGCCCTCGGTGGCCGCCGTAGCGGCATCAGCGGTCGGCGTGGCCGTGGCGGTCGTCACGGCGCCGGTGTCCGGGTCCACCTCGGCACCGGCCGGCTTGGCCACCAGCGCAGGCACCACCGGGGTATTGCCGGGGTCCACCACGGCGATCGCCCCAGCAAGGGTGGTCACCGGATCGGGCTCGCGGGACTTCGGCTGCAGATCCTCATGCACGCCTTCGCGCGCGAGGCCCTGCGCCACCAGGCGATTGGCCACATCGTCATCGAAGCCGGCGACATCCCCCCGGTTGTAGAGGGTGCCGGCACGCGTCGCCGCCAGGAAGGTCAAGGTCTTCGTCACGGTTGCTGCTCCTCAGCAGGTTGCACAGTCAGGCGAGTGAATGCAGGGGCTCAGGAGCCCCACTTCACCCCGGTCAGCACCGCGATGGCGTTGTCGTAGCGCACGCCCGTGTCGTGATGCTCGATGACGCGGATCAGCGTCTCGTCGTTCTGGAAGGCCGAGCGGGTCTGACCATCGGAGTCCACGTAGGAAGCGGTGTCCGAAGCGGCGATGGTCAGCCGGTCTTCGTCGCCGATGATCACCTGCGCGAAGTCCGCGAAGTAGATCTCGGACTCGTTGGTGCCCGTCCCCAGGTTGTCCGGCACCGAGTTGGTGGCGACATACGGGAAGGCGCCCAGGCGGCCCTGCTGCACTTCCGGGAAGGCCTTGTTGCCCGCCGCGTCCACGATGTTCTCCAGGAACACCTGCGTGCGCCAGGAGAAGATGAAGCCCACGCTGGTCATGGGGATGTTGTTCTGCAGCAGCTTCAACTTCAGCCGCGACAGGTCCGCCAGAATGGCGGAGATCCGCTCCTGCGGCGTGGCATTGGCGGCGATGGCGCTGGCCACGATCTTGTTGGCCGCCAGTGCAAAATAGAGCAGGCCGGTCGGCGCCGTGTCGGAACCGACGCCACGGATGAACTGCTGATCCTCGGTCACCGCCACGCTCTCGCGCAGATCCTCGCGGATCATCTCGTCCACCTGACGGGAGGAACGGACCAGCAATTCGTTGGTGATCGGCACGATGGCAGCCAGCTTCTTGGCCGACAGCTTCATGTTGCCGACCTTCACATCCGTGGTCGGGATGGGCTGCCGCTCGCCGACGTAGGCGGCGGAGCTGCCGGCGGTCTTCTTGCGGGTGGTCAGGTTGCCGCCGGGCAGCGGGATCTGGCGGGCGCCCAGACGACGCACCGCGACGGTCGGGCGCAGCAGGTCGATAAAGTCCGCGGCATAGCGCTCATCCACCAGGAAGCCGCCCTTTACCGCCGTGGACTGCTCCATGTTGCCGACGATGTTGCCGAAGTCGGAGCCCCAGCGCTCTTCGGCCACCGCCGCCGCGCGGCGCTGGTCCATGTCGCCGACCACCAGCGCCTGCGTGATGCGGGCGAAAGCGATGCCGGGCTGCAGCTGCTGCGCGGCTTCGGCCGGCACGGTGCCGCCGGCGCCGAGGCGCGGGCCACCGGGCAGACCGGGCAGCGGGCGGGCGGCAGCGGCCCGGCGGCGCTCCTGCTCCACCTCGCGGCCGATCTGCGCCGTCAGGCGATCGTCCAGCGCCTGCAGGGCGTCATATTGCGTCTGCTCCTCGGCGGTCAGATCCCGCCCGTTATCGGTATGCGCGGCGGCCAGGATGGCCTCCATCGCATCCAGGTTCTGCGCCTGCTGCTGCCGCAGCGCGGTGATACGGTCCATGTCAGTTGCTCCTCGCGCGGCGCTGCCGCAGGTCATGGTCGCGCTGAGCCAGCGCGCGGTTGCCACCTGCCGGCACAGGCCGGCCCAGGCGGGATAGGGTTGCTTCCAGGGTGTCGAGGCGATCGGCCATCCCGGCTCGGATCGCGTCTCGGCCGGCCTTCAGGCCGCCCTTTCCGAAGTCGGCCAGCACCTTCTCGCGGCTTACCTTGCGGCCGGCGGCGACAGTGCTGATGAACTCGTCTTCCAGGCTGTCCACCAGCGCCTGGATGGTGGCCCGACCCTCCGGAGTAGACGGGTCGGGGCGCTTGTGCGGCGCGTTGGCGCTGACGATCTCGTGCCCGCGCCGCCCGCCGGCATCGAGCCCTTCCTGCCGCGACAGGCTGGAGATGACGCCGATCGAGCCCACCACCGACAGCTCATCCATGACGATCTCGCCCGCCTGGCAGGCCAGCCAGTAGCCCGCCGAGGCGGCAGCACCGGAGACGTAGACCGTGACGGGCTTGGAGGAGGTGGCGATCAGCCGGGCCATGCCGCTCAGCTCGCTGCTCACCACGCCGCCCGGCGTGTCCAGGACCAGGAGGATGTGCTGCACGCCCTCATTGGCCTGGGCGGCTCGGAAATCGGCCGCAAGGCGGTCCAGGCTGGTGCCGCCGGAGGAGAGTGACATGCTGGCGGCACGGGGGAAGATCGGGCCGAAGATCGGCAGCGCCGCCACGCCGTTGCGGATCATGCCATCGCGGGTGCCTTCCAGGCGGCTGCCCATGGCGGCGATCGCCTGCAGGTTGGCTTCATGGCGCTCGGCGTGGCCATCCACCCGCAAGGCCTCCAGCGACGGCGCCTGCATGAAGCGGATGGCGACCGCCTCGATGGCCTCCAGGTACTCCGGCAGGATCGCCCAGGGCTGCGCCCGGACGGCCGCCAGAATGCGGTTTGGCATGGGTCAGTTCTCCGGGTTGGGGCGCGGCGCGTTGGACACCACCGGATCGGTCCCGCTGATGTGCATGTTGGCGGGCCGCCAGTATTCCTGGCCGGCACGACCACCGACGCGGTTCTGGTTCTCGCGATCGCGCAGCTCGTCGGCATTGGCCAGGCCCATCTGGCGCTGCAGCCAGTAGGCCTCCATGCGGCTCTTCAGGTCGCCCTTCACCAGCGCGTCCGGCAGGAACTCATAGTAGTGGCCGGGCCGGGCGAAGGACTTGGTGGCCGCCTGGGCCACTCGCTCGTAATGCGGCCCCAGGTGGTAGATGACGAACTCCAGGCTCTGCTGCTCGATGTTGCCGAAGGTCGCCCGGCTCAACTCAAACAGCAGATGCGGCGGCACACCCCAGATCCGCGCCACCTCCAGCACCTGGAAGGTGCGGGTTTCGAGGAACTGACTGGCCTGGTTGTCGTGGCTGAGGAACTTGGGCGCCAGGCCCTGGTCGAGCACCGCCGTGCTGTGCGCCTTGCCGGCGCCGCGATGCAGATCATTCCAGTCCCGCCGGATCTCATGCTTGCTCTCGCGCGGGATCTTCTGCTCCGAAGTCAGCACCACGTTTGGCTTGGCATCATTGGCCCAGAAGCGGCCGGTATACTCGCCCGTGGCGATTGCTGAGCCCAGCGCGTCCCGCATGTAGGAGACGGGATTGAGGCCAGTCAGACCGCGCCCCATGCCCGCGACGTGCCAGACATCACGTGGAGCGAAGCGCTCGCGGGTGCCATCTGGCAGCGTCGCGTCGAAGAACAGCGACACGCCCTCTTCCCGGCTGAAGAACTCCGCCGGCTGCACCTGCTGTGGATCTAGCCGGGTCAGCGCCGTGGGCGTCTGCAGGCGATCGCGCGATGTCCAGGCGGCGAAGCGGCCGGCCAGCAGCACATCGCCCAACAGGAGTTCCTTGAAGCCGAAGGCGGTCTGCGCCTGGTTCGGGTTGCTGGCGAAGAGGCCGTAGAGCGGATCATCCTTGGCCCGCTCCCGCCCGTTCTCCGTCTCGCGGTAGTAATGCAACGGCGTCATGGCGAAGACGCCGCAGAGCACACGCAAGGCCTGCAGCACGGCTGGCAGGGTCAGCACATCGTTTTCGGAGACGCGGCGACCGGCGCTGGAGGCGCGGCCGTAGGAGCCGAGCAGCCACTGTTCCGGGTGATGAACCCCGCTTTCCTTGGCCGCCGCCTCGGCCGGTGCCGGACTGGAGGGACGTGGGGCCAGCGTGGGCTCCGCCCGCGCGGGCGCAGGCGCGGACGCGCCGCCGCTGAACGGCGCCGCCAGACGCTGCAGAAGGCCCATCTCACATCCCCGTATATTCGAACTCTTGCGCGACCTCGGCGCTCATGGAGCCGCCGACGCCCATGATGGCGGCCACGATGCCGTCAATTTTCGGCGCCGCGTCGCCCCTGCCCTTCTTCGTCGGCTTGATGTTGCCGGCGGCGTCCGGCCCCTCGATCGCGACGTTCTGCGCCATCCAGTGCGCCACCGGGTGGTTGCCGTGCTCCATCAGCTCACCCACCACCAGGCGCTCGAACTCCCGGCTGGGTGCGTTCATGGAGGCGAAGCCCTGGCCGAACTTCTCGACATTCACGCCGTGCTTGTCGCGCAGATCGATTGACAGCTGCGTGGCGTTGTATCGATCGAAGCCAAGCCACTCGACCTGGAAGGCTTCGGCGTCCTGCTTCACGGCCTTCTCGATGAAGGCGTAATCCACCACGTTGCCGCTGGTCAGCGTCAGCGCGCCCTCTGCCTCAAAGGCCTCGTAGCGCGCCCGCCGTCGCAGCGGCTGGTCCTTCACCGTGTCGCGCGGCAGCCAGAAGCGCCACAGGAAGGTCCAGCGCTCCACCCCCGACTGCGGCGGGAAGACCCAGCTCAGCGCCGTCAGGTCGCGACTGATGGACAGATCCAGCCCACCGTAGCAGCGCTTGCCGCGCATCCGCTCGAAGAGGTAGCGCCAGAGATCCGGGTTGCCGGGCTCGGCCGTGCAACGCTTCCAGCTGTCCATGGGCAGCCAGCGTGTGGCCTGCTCCGTCCACATATTCAGGTGGAAGCGCTTGAAGTCGTTCTCGGCGCGCGGGCTTCGCGCGGCCTTCAAGGCCTCGCCGCGCATGTAATCCGGCTTCACCGAGATCCCGTAATTCGGGTTGGCGGAGCGCCAGGTGTCCTCCGATTTCCAGTCGGCGTCTTCCGGCGCGGCGAAGATCACCACCAGTTGGGTCGGATCGATCACCTCGCCCTTCTCGATGGCGATGGCCAGCTCGTGCTCTTCCCAGGCATAGCCCTCACCCGCCACCCCGGCCGTCGTGATATACACCTCCAGCGGCTGGCGGCGGGCAGCGGTGCCCTTGTGGACCACGTCAGCAACCTCGCCGCTGATCCATTCGTGGACCTCGTCCCCGATGGCCCCGGACGGGCTGAAACCATGCTTGGAGCCGGAGCCGCCGCCGGCCAGCGGCTTGAAGCTAGCGTTCAGCTCGGGGCAGAACAGCGAGGTCTTCAGCACCTCAATGTTCTTCCGCAGAACCTCCGAGAAGCTGACCATGACGCCGGCTTTCTCGAAGACGATCTTGGCCTGCGCCTTGTCAACGGCCATGGAGTAGACCTGGCCGCCAAACTCGGCGTCACCCAGCAGCATCAGGATCGAAAGGCCCGCCGCCAGCTCCGTCTTGCCGTTCTTGCGCGGAACCTCGATCCACACCTTGCGGATCAGCCTGGAGCCATCCGCCCGCTTCCAGCCGAAGATCGGCCGCACGATGCGGTCCCGCTGCCAAGGCTGCAGGTGGAAAGGCCGTCCGGCCCACTCAGCTTCCGTGTGGCGCATCAGCGCTGGAAAGGCGTCACAGGCCGCCTGGGCCGCCGCCTCGTCCCACCATGCGCCGAACTGCTCCCCGCCGCGCGGCATCGGCGGCACGGGGAGCGCTTCAGTCATGGGTTCCTCAGTTCAGCCGAGCGGGCGGATTCAACAGGCCGATGGGCGAGGCCGATAACGGGTCCGCGCCTGGGGGTTGAGAGGGTGTCTCCGCCTCGCCCTCCGCACTCTTGGCCGGGCCAAAGGGCAACTGCGGCTGGTGCTGGGCGAGGCGCAGCATGATCTGCTGGCGGGCGGCGGGGTTGAGCCCGAAGCGATCCTCCAGGCTCTCCAGCCGCTTCGCCAGCCGCTCCTCGATCACGAACAACGGGTTGATGCGCTGCAGCTCACCGTGTGCCGACTTGGATGTGTAGGTTTCGCCCTCGTCGCGCAGCTTCTCCGTGATCCGCCAGAACCGCACCACCGCGTCGCAGTAGCGCGCGAAAGCATTGGCGTCGGTGCCGCGTAGGAAGTTCATGCGCTGCAGCTCAGGCGCGATCTGCTCCCACACCCTCAGCCCGTCAGAGTTCAGCCGCGAGGGAGCCGGGATCGAGCCGGCCGGCAGGTTCGGCAGCTCGGGCGATTTCCGGCGCTTGCCGGGATTGCCCTTCGCTTCCTGCAGGGCGGCGGGATCGGGACGGCGGCCCATGTGTTTCCAGGGCCTTAGCCCTGCCTCCACCAAAAAAAGTTCTGGGAATATCGCGGGATTGCACGCGTGCCCCCAACACGGTCCGGACCCCGGACCCGGCCAGAGATCAGACCCCCCCTCGGGGGTGCCGCTTCGCCCGGCCGAATCCCTGGTCGCGGGCGGTCCGGGCGGAGTGGCAGGGGTGGCAGAGGACGCGGAGGTTGCTCCGGTCCAACCGGCGGTGAGGCGCCTCACGCAGCGACTGGATGTGATCGACGTTCAGCCGGTCCGTTGACCCGCAGCCCGGCGCTTCGCACACCGGCCGCTCCGCCAGCACCTGCCGCCGCAGCTTTTCCCACTCGGCATCGTAACCACGCTGCCGGGCGGAGCCGCGCGCCCTGTCGTACTCCTGAGCCGAGGACCGCTTCGGCAGCCATGAGGGCCGATGTGTCGGCACGTCCCGTGGCATGAGCGGACTCCTGAAACGCAAAGCGCCCGGATCGGCGGAGCCGTCCGGGCGCATTTCGCGAGAATGGTGATTTCTATGCGTCAAACCGCACAGGGGTCAAGCGACATTCTCCAGGCCCTCGATCCAGCCGGCCATGACGGCATACCGGTAGAGGCCTTTCTGCACCCAGCGGAGCGCGGTGACATGGTGGATGCCGCGCCGAGCCGTGACCTGCGACATGCCGAGCCCATCAATCGCCACATCCTGCACCAGCTCCACCAGCGTAAAGCGCGGGGTGATAGCGCAGGTCTTCGCCCAGTCCGCCCAGGCCGAGTAACGCTCTGCTGCGGCCTTCAGCGAGGGCGGCCAGTCCGCATTGGAGAGGCCATCGCACCCGGTTGCGCCATAGCGGGTGATACGGGCCGCCACCGCGCTGGTGACCGCCTCATACACCAGGCGGGCCTCCAGCCCTGCCCGCGCCTGTGCCGCACCCAGCTTGCCGTCCTCGAACAGGTCCAGCACCACATCGCGGCCCAGCAGCCGAGCCGGCCTCCCCGGCTGGCCTGCCCGGGCTGTATCCCGCTCGGCGCGGCTACGCGCCCCCAAAGCTGCCGCCACATTGTCAGGCGTCGAGAAGGGGCCGAGCTGGTTGGCCTGTTGCACCAGGACACGACCGTTGATCAGCAGGTTCAGTGCCATGCGCCGGCCTCCAGATGTCCCGTTTGTCCCGCGAGTTGTCCCGTCTTAACCCTCTGAAAAGAAAGGAATGGGACAATGGGACAAATGGGACACGCAAAGACGCCACATGCGTCGCGCGCACACACACACATGTATTGCTGTGTTTGGCTGTCCCATTTGTCCCATTTGTCCCATTGCTTGTTTTTCAATGGGTTAGGACGGGACAACCCATGGGACAAACGGGACGAATGCTGTCCCGGATGGGGCCACGGGGCCGTCATGGCTTTGGCTCCTGCGGCAGTAGCTCGTTCGGCAGCACGACGCAACGCGGTTTGGCAGGCCCGATCCATTGAGGGTCTGGCGGCTGCTCGGCGCCGGGCAATCGCCGCAGGTCGTCCTTCCATCGCCCGCCCGCCCACTGGGTGCCGACGAAGACCTTGGCCAGACGCGGATGCTTGTCGGCGACGTAGAGCCGCAGCGGGCCGTCGCCACGCTTCGGGTACTTGGCCACCATCAGCCCATGCTCCTGCAATGCTTCATTGGCCTGTCTGCTGGTTTCGGTGTCGGCCAAGGCCTGCCGGATCAGTCGGCCGAAGGTCGGATGCTCGCCGCCCCAGGTGATGTCCGCGGTGCTTTGCAGGATGTGGTTGAGCGCGGCTTGCGGCCCGCCATCCTCGCGCTGCTCCTCCTCCGTCTGGACCAGCCAGCGGAAGTCATCCGCCAGGTCGTGCGCAGCACCATCCGACAGCGCCTCATCGCTGAGCATCATCTCCCGCGCCGCCAGGATGGTGCCCACCTGGTCGGCCAGGCGGGGCACGCATCCCCTGCCCAGCAACTCGGCCCGCAGCGCCGTCAGATTGGCGCGGAAACGGGGCAGCCCGTTCAGGGCGCGGGACCAAAGCTGCGGCGCCAGAGCGCGCAGACGGGCCAGCTCGGCCTCATCTGGCAGGCCGGGGCCATTCTCCGGCTTCACGCGCAGATCCACACGGGTGATGCGGCTGGCGTCCGCAGGCAGCAGCGCCGGCGGCAACACCGCGCCCAGGATGGCCGGCGACATCACCAGGAACTGCTGCGCCTGGCCGCCGGCACTGCCACGCGCGGTGCGGGCGCCCTCGCCGCCGGAGGCGCGGCGCAGCAGCTCGATGACGCGCTGCATCTTCGCCATGCCCTCGATGTCGCCCTCAGCTTCATCCAGGATCAGCGGCGCAGCCCGGCCGCTGATGGTCTGCCGGATGCCGGCCTCGGTGAAGTCATTGGATGAGAAGGCGAGCGGCGAGACGGAGGCATACAGCTCCAGCAGGGTTGTCTTGCCGGTGCCCGGCCCGCCAACCACCAGGCCATGCGGGCGCCAGCGGATGGCGGCGCCGAGTAGCCCAGCGGCCCATAGGCCCAGGAACACGCCCGCCTCGCCCGGCCGTTCCCAGTTCCAGCGCTGGAACGCCGCCTCCAGCGACTGCGCCTCCTCGGCCGACGCGGGCTCGCCCGGGCGAGGCGTGCGGGGTGCGCGAGGCCACAAGGCGCCATGCGCCGCAAAGCCGGCACGCTGATCATGCTGCGGGTCCGAGAGCCAGCGAACATAGTCGCCCATGTGCAGCGCCACCTGCCCCTCGGCAGCCCACACGCCGATGCCACGGCGCGGCATGTCGGATTGGAACAAGCCGGCCCGGCTGGACTGCTCCACCAGCCAGCGCCCCACCAGGCGGGCGCTGAACCAGTTGGTCGGATTGCCTTCGCGGTCCAGCTGCGGGAAGCGCCCCGTTGGCCAGCGGGTGTCCCCGCCGAACAGGCTGACGATCTGCGGCGCCTGGCTGATCTGCTGCGCGTTGAAGCTGCGCAATTCACCATTCTTGTCAAAGAACCAGTAATGCCCGGCCAACATGCCCAGCGGCGTGATCGGGCAGGAATCGTCGCCGAATTGCTCCGGCGGCGGCTCATCCGGAGGATAGGAGCCACCACCACCATCGCCACGACGCTTGCGCTTCTCGTCGCGCACGGCATCACTCAGCGAAACCACGTTCGGCTGGCCCATCACGCGGCCTCCCCGGGGACTTCAACGTTGATCCGAGGCGTCTCTGGCACCGGACGGCGCATCAGCTTGTCCAGCGCGACGCCATGGGCGACATCCTCAGTCCGGATGCCGCCACGAAAGGAGCGGAGCAGGGCAGCCTGCTCCTCAGGCGAGCCCAGCGGCAGGCAGGCGCCTTCCAGACAGCGAGCCACCCAGCGGTGGAAATCGCGCACAACCAGCACCTCCTCTTCGGCGCGGTCACTCCAGGCGATGTCATCAATGGCCCCGCCAATGGCACGAGCCATGCCAGTCAGGCGCAGCGGCGTCCGCTGCAACGCCCGATCGGGCCAGCAGACCAAATCAATGATGTCCGGTCCTTTGAGCGCGCGCATGCCGAGCAGCTGCAGGCGGCTTGTCTCGGTGAGCTGCCACGTGTCCGGGTCGCGCTCCACCCAGGCGGGCGCCGCCTCACCCTCAAATGCATCGCCGCAGCGGATCGCCATCACGAGGCGAAAGTCTGCCGGCTTGGCGCTGCGCCAATCGCGCGGCTGCCAATAGCCGTCGCCAGCCTTGGCGACCGGCAGCATCCCGAATGCGTCACGAAAGAGCCACTGGCCACGCCCGAAGAGCATGGCCCAGGCTTCAGGCGGCATGAGCCGCTGCGCACGCCGGAAGAGCTTCGCGGGATCATCGATCATGCACGCAGGACGGAGGCGTCACCGCCCCTCGCCTCCCAGCAGATTCGACGCCTGGTCAATCAGCCGCCGGCCGATGCTGACGATCTTCTCTCCGAGCTGGAAAATAGGGGTGCCGATCCAGATCAGCACCGTGCCCAGCATCAGTCGCCACAACCACGGCATGGATTTTCCCTTGCTTCCGCTCGATCCTCTCCAGCTCCGCCCGAAGCACGGCAGCGCGCTGCTGGAGCTGTTCGGCGTGTACCTGTTGTGCGCGGATGAACTCGGCGGCGCTGATGCGCAGCGCCTCGCCGTTGAGGATGGCGCGCACGCGGCGGGGCGTGACCCCGATCATGCGCGCCGCAATGGACCAGGCGGATTTCATTCCGCGCGGCCGGTGGGGCTCGATGATGGCGCTGATGTAGCCGCGCATCTCGCCCATTAGGATGTCATTCATCGCGGCCGGCCTTGGCACAGCGTGCCAAGATCGCGGCGCAATCAGCCAGACACGCGGCGCACCGTGCCAGCATCGCGGCAGATCTCCATGTCAGCGTAGAGGCATGACGAAGACACACATCCATCAAGTCGGCAGGCATCAGGCGGGCGGCAGCAGAGGGGCGCTGCCGCCCGCGCATCATGGCAGCGGGAGGAAGGAGGGCTGCCATGACGATGCTGGAAGGAATGGAGAGCAGCATCATGCTGCCTCCCGCTCGCCTGGCACTGCCGGCGGCCCGAACATGTCCGGCCGCAGCGCGCCCATCGGCAGGCCGGTGAGGCGCGACACCTCAGCCACTCGCTCCGCCGGGACCCGCTTCCAGGTCGCAACCGCAGCCCGGGTGATCCCGAGGCCCCTGGCGATACTGGCCATCAGGCCACGCTGGGAGCGGATGAGTTCCATGCCTTCCATGGCTAAGTGCTTAGCATCACTTAGCAGAAAGCGGCAAGTGAAATGCTAAGTGCTGCTAACCTTCTGATCAGTCACGCTAAGCGCATGGAAATTGGCGACCTGATCCGTACCGAACGCACGAAGCGAGGGTGGTCCCAACGCGCCCTGGCGAAGGCGCTGGGGATCTCAGGGAGCGCGATTGCCCAGTGGGAACTAAAGACCACACGCCCCTCGCTGGCCCGGCTGATCGATATCTGCGCCGTGTTCGGCATCAGCGCCCAGTCGTTCCTGGCGCCGGGGTCGCCCTACTACGGCCAGATAGTCGAAGATCCTGACGAGATTGCGCTTTTGACCCTGTGGCGGCGGCTCCAGCCGACCGAACGGCGCTTCATGCTGAAAATGCTGCGCAGCGCAGGCCTCGGCGCTGAAGGTGATGGGGACGATCCTGAGCCGGCGCGGGAACTCATATAGCTTCCGCCTGTCACTCATCCCGCCCTCCTGTTACGTTCTCATCTAGAACAGAACAGAATGTGAACATCAAGCGCTAAATTTCGTTGCGCGAGATCCCCTTTTTGGCGATCTCGGGCGGCGGGGCTTGCCCGCGCGCGGCGATCGCGCGCGCCAGCATGCTAAGCAACACTGAACAAATCTCTTGATCTGCCTGCCATGCTAAGTGTTACTTAGCGCCTCCAGACCCTTCGGAGGCAACATGCAACAGCTCACATCACTTAGCACCGCGCACCAGACCCTGCGCCGCGAGGCACCCTCAGCGCCTTCCGCTGCGCCCAAGCCGCCACCAGTCGGCGCCGACCAGTTGCGCCCGAGCCTGCTGGCCCTGATCGCCGCAGACGGTCGCGACCTGTCGGTGCGGCAACTGGCCGTGCTGCTCACCCTGCGCGAGCGCCCCGCTCCGCACACGGTGAAGGGCCTGGCCGCCGAACTCCGGCTGCAGAAACCAGTGATCACCCGCGCGCTGGACCGTCTCGCGGCGGAAGGGCTGGCCCAGCGTCTGCCACACCCGACAGACGGCCGTTCGGTGCTGGCCGAGGCAACCCCCGCAGGCGTCGCCCTGCTCGCGGTCGCCTATGGCGCCTGCAGCATGGAGCGCGCCGCATGAACGCCGCCCGCACCTCGGCCTTCCTGGAAGGCGCGCTCTTCGTGGCGGCCTTCGCCGCGTCTGTCAGCAGCTGGATCTACTGGGTCGGCGTCAGCTGACGCGCTCCGGCTCCGATACATCGCCAAACTTGCAGATGAGGACACGCACCAATGCGCACCATTCAGAACGCTGGCGGCTTGATCCTGGAGCGCCAGACCACCATCGGGGTGGCGCCCAGCGCCGCCGAGATCCGCGCGCTGCACGACGAGATGGCGGACGATCCGCTGTCTGCGGCGCGCGGGATCTCCCTCGCTGTGCTGCTCATGAGCACCGTGATCGCGGTCTCCTATTGGCTCGCCTTCTAGCCACGACTGCGCCGCAGTCCGGGTGGGGGCACTGCTGATGCGCGGCCTCCTCCTCGACACCCTAGTCGTCATCACCATCGCCATCGGCCTTCCCCTGGGGATGTGGGCCTGCGGCTGGCTTCCCTGATTCCTCATCCCCGGGAGGACTTCCATGCAGCCCGAAGACAGGGCCAACGCCGATCGGCTTTGGGTCAACTACGCCCAACTGGCCGCCGTCATCCGCGAGTGCGTCCACGTGCCCGATGCGGTGGTGCTGACCACTCGCGATCTGCTGCTCATGGCGCTGGATCGCGAGCACTGGAAGAACCAGGCACTGACACGCACGGCACAGATCGCGGAGCAGCCCGCGCCTGTGTCCGCCCCGCCGGAACAGACCCCCGATCCCGCGCCGGCAACAGCCTTCCCGCCTCCGAACTACCGCCCGCCTGTGGTGGTGACGCGCGCTGAGGAGAGCCACCCCATTGAGGCGGCTCCGACGCCGCCCGCGCGCGTCACGGCGACCCCGGAGCGCATCGAGCTGCTGAAGAAGCTCTGGCCGAATGCCGAGCTGTCCATTCAGGAGATCTATGACCAGCTCCGCCAGCTGGAGGGGCCGCCGATCCGGGGCTGCGCCCTGCTCTACAGCTGGGCACAGGTCCACGGCTTGCCAGTGCCGCGCGAGTATCGCGGCGCCAGCAGCGCGACCCAGGGCGGCAAGGCGCCGCCGCCGGCCGTCGCCACAGCGAAGCCCGCTGGCCCTGGCCAGCGCGCCCCGATCACCCCGGCCGACAACCTGGAAGAGGCCCGCAACCTGCTGGCCGCCGGCATGTCGGTCGTCTCGGTCGCTGAGGAGACCGGCCTGCCGAAATCTCAGCTTGTCCGGATGGCAGAGGAGGCGAAAGCCGCCCGTGGCGCCGGGGGGCGGGCCTAATGGCCGACACGATCAGCAGTCCCCGCCAGGTGGACCTGGAATCCGACATGGCCGCCCCGCGCGGCCTGCTGGCTCCGCTGAGCCAGGTGCATGCCTCTCCGGACAACCTGCGCCGCACCCCTGCCGGCGCGGAGGCTGACCGCAGCATGCGGGAGAGCATCGCTACGTCCGGGTTCTATCAGCCGCTCCTCGTGCGCCCGCTGCCGTCCGGCGTCGGCTGGGAGGTGATGGACGGCCACCGCCGACGCGCGTTCGCCATAGAGCTGGGCCTGACCCATGTGCCCGTGATCGTCCGGGCGGCCAGTGACGCCGAGCAAATGGCGGCACAGGCGGCCACCAACATCGTCAGGGCGCCCCTGGCGCCCGTTGATCAATGGGAAGCCATCCGGGCACTCCAGGAGCGCGGCTACAGCCTTGCCGACGCGGCGCACATGCTGGGCCTGGAGGAGCGGAAGGCGCGGCGGCTGAGCCTGTTGGGCCAGCTGCACCCGGACATCCTGGAGCAGATCCGCATCCACGGCAGGCCATCGGACTACCAGCTTGCCGCCGTCGCTCGCGCGCCAGCCAAGGTGCAGGCGGCGGCGCTGAAAGCGAAGGCTTGCTGGCGAGGCAAGGGCAAGGCGGCGGAGCTGTCCTGGCATGACCTGGTGCTGGCTTGCGAGCGCCAGCGCATTCCCCTCAGCCGCGCCATCTTCAAGCCCGCCGATCATGGCGTCACCTTTGAGGAAGATCTCTTCGCCGAGCCGGGCAGCGACGATCAGTTCACCACCACCGATGCCAAAGGCTTCATGAAGGCGCAGGAGGCGGCGCTCGCCGCCGAGGCCGCCGCCTCGAAGGGCAAGGTGCAGGTAGCGGACTGGTCGCCGGGCCAGAACCAGCCAGCCATCCCGAAGGGGTGGGAGCCGTACAGTTTCGGCCCGAAGCCGAAGGGGCTGGTCACCTTCAAGGCAATCGTCCCCAGCGGCTACGACATCGGAGCCGTGCGGCAGCGCCAGGCAGCGCCGAAGCCGAAGCCCGAAGCGAAGAACGCCGCGCCGAGTGGCGCGGCAGGCAGCGCGCCCGCCCAGGAGGACACCCAGCCCAGCAGCTCGCGTGGCCCGGTCACCCAGAAGGGCCTGGAGATGCTGGCGGAGTTCAAGACCCAGGCCATCCGCAGCGCGCTGCGCAATCGCGCCGAGGAGATGCCGGAGTCCGAGCTGCTGGAGCTGCTGCTGCTGGCGCTGTGTGGCAACAACGTGCAGGTCACGGGCGAGAGCCGCTCGCCCCACGGCTACCGCCTCAGCACCGACTTCGAGGATCTGGCTTCTGCCCTCCTGGATGAAGCCGGCGCGCAGCGGGAGTTGGAGAAGGGCCTGCTGCGCCGCCTCGCGGCCGAAGCCATCGCGCGCATCGTGGTGGTAGGGCCGGTGAAGAGCGGGACCAGCAGCGGCATTGCCGCCGACTGGATCGGCCGCCGGCTCGATCCGCAAGACGAGATGCCCCGCCTGGATACCCAGGACTTCCTGGCCACGCTGTCGCACGAGGCACTGCGGCAGGCCGCCTTCCGGCGAGGCCTCCCCAGCACTGGCAGTGCCAAGGCTATCCGTGACCAGCTCGCCGGCTCCTCGCCCTTCATGGCGCTGCCCGAAGCCGCCTGGAGGGAAGGCGGCCCGCAGGCCCTTCCCTTCCCCCAGACCGAGGAGGACTGAGCATGCTGAAAGCCACACCGGCTCTGCAGGTGGCCTTCGCCTGCCACCGTGATCAGGTCACCACCAGCCAAGGCCACCGCATCCGGCCGGAAGGACTGCTGCGCGTCGCCCTGGCGCGCGGCGGCTGGCCGCACCCCGTGCGCCGCACTCTGCCGCGCGGCCCCGCCTCTATGGTCGTGCTGATCGCCGCCGAGGACGAGAGCCACCGGGCACGGGTCGCCGAGGAGCTGACCCGCGCCTGCGCGCTGGCAGGGCTCTTCGCCCTCAACCACCACGGCCGCGACGCCGATGCAGTGCTGCACTCGCGGCGCGCGGTCACCTGCGCATCGCGCCTGGTGGAGATCTTCACCGCACCCGTCTTCAGCGTTGGGGAGATCCCGGCATGATCCGCACCATCATGAGGTGCTTCCGCCTAGCACCCCGAAAGTCCGCGGCAACATCCGGCGGCGGCGCCGTCGCCACTGTCGCGGTGCCCAAGGTCCTGACAGGCTTTGTGCCGGCCATCGTCATGAAGACGGCCGGCGCTGCTGGCGCCCTGGTCTGTGTCGCCTCGCTGGTTTGGCTGCCGGTCTATGCGCCGGCATGGGGCCTCGGTAGCGAGACGGCGGCACAGGAGGTGGTATCGCCCGCCGGCCCTTTCGACGCGACGGCCGACCATGGGGCTCCCCTCCGTGCTCTGATGTCGGCACTGCGCGCGGATATCCTCGACAACCCGCCCTCGATCTTTGCGACGGAGGCGGAAAGCATGAAGCCCGGTTCCGGCTGGTCCCCTTCACCGGGCCTTACGCCCGGCCAGCCGTCCGCTGGCTTTGACCAGCCACCCCAGCCGGTGCCGGAGCCCTGGAGCCTGGCGCTGTTCCTGATCGGGGCCGCCGGCCTCGCTGTGGCACGGGGGCGCCAGTGACCTGCAGCCTTTATCCCGATTGCTCCTGCGCCAGCACCTGCTGGCAGGGGGCGATGCGGCGTTCGGCATACGAAGAGCGAGAGGCCATCGCCGCGGCCAAGGCGGATATCGCGTCATGGCCTGAAGGGAAGCGTGCGGCATATGCGGCAGCTTTCGCCGCTCTCAGCACTGGAAAGGAGCGGCGGTGATGGGCTCGATCCATGCTGTCCTCAATGCCCTGGCCTACTGCATCGGGTACGGCGCCTTGATCGTCGGCGGCATCACGGCCGCAGCCATGTTCGCCTGGATCTGCGTGGAACGGCTTCTCGAATGCTACGGCATGGCCGAGCGCGTCATTCGATACAGCCTGTACGTCAAGCAGATGGAGAAAGGGGGGAAGGAAGATGGCTGACGGCGAAGGGCGGGAACACCGCACAGGCTACCAAGTCCGAGGCGACACACCTTTCAGATGGTCGCGAACGTCCGCCAGCCGAGAGGCAGAGGCTTCAGCGGCATCAGTCTGCCGGGCAAGCTCACGCAAATGCGCGGCGAGGCCAACGAGGATAACCGCAGCGCTGACACAGGTAAGTGCAACAGCAACGAGCGCAGGATTCCAATCAGGATTGTACTGGCCGAAGCTCCGCCCCGGAGCCGCAAGCGCTATGGCAGCCGCCGCAGCAACCAAATTGATGAGCGCCATGGCGACGGCACCCATAAAACTTATAACGCGCATTTTGCCTCCTGCTTTTGCCGTACTTGTAGCAGAAGGCTTCAGGGCATCAAAGGCCGTGCCCATGGTTAGCCAGCAAACGGCCGCCCTCGCCCGGCAGCATTGGAACCGAAACTGCGAGCAGTTGCGCGCCGAAGCGCCGGGGTGGCCGATGCCGGCATGGAGCCGGGCGCCCGCTTGGCGGCGGCGACCCTATGTCCTGGCGGCGCAGCGCGGGCAGCATCCCGATCAGGAGGAGCCGCGCCATGGCTGAGGCCGCCCTCACCCGCCAGCAGGTGGCCGATCGCCTGGGCATCTCCGTGCGGCACGTCCAGACCCTGGAAGCCCGCCATCATGTGCCGGTGCTGCGCGCCGGCCGCCTTGTTCGATACGATACCCTGGCCTTTCAGGCCCTGACGGAAGCCCTCCGATGCCCATCAGCCTCAAGCTCTCCCGCCGCGAAGGCTCGGCATTCTGGTGGATCACCGGAACTGTCGATGGACGGCGGATCCGCAAAAGCACAGGCCGCACTGACCGCCGCCAGGCAGAGGTGGTCCTCGCCCAAGAAACCGAGGCACAGCACCGTGCTTCCGTTTTTGGCCCCGAGGCGGTCGTAACCTGGGGCGAGGCCATGGCCTCCTATCTGGAGGTCAACGAGGCCAGCCCGGGAACCCTGGCCTTGCTGGAGCGGCTGAACCGGGCCTTCGACAAGAAGCTGCTGAAGGACATTGGCCAATCGGCGGTAGACCAGGCCATCCGCATCCTATGCAAGCCGGACGCCTCGCCCGCCACGAAGCAACGCAATGTACTGGTCCCGCTGAAGGCCGTGCTGAACCATGCGGCCCGGCGCGGCTGGTGCAAGCCGCCGGCCTTCGAGACGCCGAAGGGCGCCGGCGGCATCAAGCGCACCCGCTGGCTGACCCCGGCGGAATACGACGCTCTCCGCTCGGCGATGCCGGACCACTTGCGGCCGCTGGCGGTGTTCCTGGTCTGCACCGGGGCCCGGCTGGGCGAGGCGTTGTCCCTCGACTGGTCGGACGTGGACCTTGAGCGCGGCACGGCACTGCTGCGGGAGACGAAGAACGGGCGGGATCGGCTGGCCGCCCTGCCGCCGGCCGCCGTCGCCACGCTGTCCGCCATGACCTATCGCCGGGCCCTGCCGCTGGAGCCGGGCGAGCGTCGCCCCCGACATGAGCAGGTGGCCGAGCGCGAAGGTTCGGTGTTCCGCACAGACCATGGCGTGGCATATGCCGACCGGGTGCACGGCGGCGGCCAGGTCAAGAGCGCGTGGCGATCTGCCCGGCTGCGGGCCGGCCTGGGCGCCGATGTGACCCCGCATATCCTGCGGCATACCTGGGCTACCTGGCACTACGCCCTGCACCGCGACCTGATGAAGCTGCGGGACGACGGCGACTGGTCCAGCGTGACCCTTGTGGAGCGTTACGCCAAGCTGCCCCACGACGGCATGGCAGGTGCAGTTCGGAAGGCATGGGGAATGCAGGGGCTTGCCAGCAGACGGCGGGCGTGA